GCAACATCTTAACTAATAATGTATCCATTACAAAGTCACCATAACAGGAATAGGTATTAGGTATTTGTGGATCAGTCCATGTTCCAAGGATAGAAGACTGTGAGTGTAGATTATTTTCATACATAAATCTTGTTGCATCTCTTTTAAGCAAGAAATAGTTAAGTATAAAATTAGCCATATCATAAGACAATGCTTTTTTAATTACCTGGTACTTGTGATCTTTAAACATTAAAACCTTTCTGTAAAAAATTAAACGATACTGATATTCTTATTTCATCACTTAAGTTTGGTTCAACACAATGCCAAAGCCATGCTGGAAATATAATTATTCTACCTTCTAACGGATCTACACGAACCTCTCTCCATAAATGTGAAGGCGGTTCTCCTTTTTTTCTTCTAGGCATAACCATATGTGCTGTTGCTCTTGGTTCGTTAAATACTATCTGTCCAGAGTTTTTAGGTGCTTTAATATAATACACTCCACTAAAATGAGCATTTGGATGTAAGTGTGGTCTATTATATCCACCTGGTGGATTTATATTTGCCCACATATTACCTATAATAGCTTCACTTTCTAACCACTCTTCTTCAAATACCTCACTTTGCATTTTAAATAATTCATTAACTAAAGGTTTAAATACAGGTATTTCATGCATATTGGTTGTGCTATGCCAACCATTCATATTAGTTCGTTTTAAACCTTTGTCTTTATTCGCCCAAGCAAGAACTTCTTTTTCAAAAAGTCTGTTATCTAAATTAACATCTTTAGCATATATAATAGTTGGAAAGTATGAAGCTTTAATCATCATTTAAAAGGCGTGCCTCCAAACCACATAACTAAAGATTTTCTGTTGCCACGTATAACAGGTTTTACTCTGTGTCTAATAAACGATGCAAAGAACACAGCATGTCCTTGTTTTATTTTTGCAACTTTACCTTCAGCCATTAATTCTAAATCACCACCTTCAAACTCATTCTCAGGAGATAGTAAACAAGTCATAGATATTTTTCTTACAGGTGGTTCGTTTTGCATGTTTACATCATTATCTACATGCCACTCATAGAATCCACCTTCTGGATATTCTGTATATTGTGCCATCTCGGTTATAGTCATACCATCAAAACCAAAATGATTACTATTAGTGGTTTTCATAACACGTTCAATGTCTTTATACATGTCCACCATTTTTTTAAATGGTATCCAACTAATATGTGAGGTTCTAGTTTTAGTATCTATTTTTCCACCTTTAATTCCTTGATTACTTCCAACTTGTGCATCATTTCTAGGTTCAGCACGTCCAGCCTGAATAATCATCTGACATTGTTTAGGTGTAAAGATTGGTTTTGTAGTTTCTACTATATAAGATTTCCAACGTGGTTCTGTTATCATATTAATATCCGTATTCTACCCATCCTGTTATTATGTATTTATCATTTGATAGAGGTGGGTTGCCTCTATGAACGTGTGTAAATTGTGCTGGCCAAACTAACATAGTATTTTTTTCAGGTTTAAATCTACACTTCTGATATAAAAATTCTGTTTCTCCACCTTCAGTTACATCGTTAAGATAAATCATAAAAGCTAATATTCTATTTCTTGCTTTCATTGAAGCATTCTCACAGTGCCAAAAATGATAACCTTCTCCAACTTTAGTTTTTTGTATCTTAACTTCAAGTATATTATGTGTTGCTAATTTTTTTAAGTATGAATATTTTTGCACATATAACGGATAAACTTCTTTAAAAAACATATCGATAAAAGGTTTATTATTATAAGTCATTGCAACATTAGTATCTCTTATAGTATCTATTGCATTATCAGATACTAACATCTCATCCTCTCTTCTTGGATATACAGCACCTTGTTGCTCACACTTATTAAAATAATTTGTATAGTCATCTATTAATTCGTTGGACATAAAATTTTTAAATAAACCAATGTGATTATCTATGTAATATTGTTTATCCATTAGTTGGCTCCTCTATTTTTTATTGGATCAAACTGCACATCACAGTTTGCAGCAAGAGTTCGTCTAGTCTCATTTGTACCATTAAAAGGATATACACAGTGTCTCATATCATATGGAAAAATATAAAAATCTCTAAGGTCCATGGGTGGTTGATAATCTATTTTAGCAAATTGACCATTAGCTGCACCTAATATTTGTAGTCTGCCGTTCTGTTGTACATGTTCTGCTGAATATTCTTTACCATATGTTGATGGTAATTTTAAAATCATTACACTAGATAAACCAGTAAACAACATACCACGATGAACATGAGCTGGATTATATTCGTGTTGTTTCATTTCATTAACCCAAATAGAATTTAAATGTGTTTCATAATCTCTTATCTTATTAAATGCTAAATAATGTTTAAACATTTCCATAAAATAATTTGTTACATCTCTTGGTAACATATTGTGGTTTTTCATTTTTGTTTGATCTGCACCATTATAAAACAAAGAGTGTTCTTTTTCTATCTTACCTACTAACTGTCCATTAGCGGGTGCAAGATTATGATAGTTTGTTTCATAAATATAATTAATCGAATTAAATATATTTAGTGGCACCTGATATTTTAAGACTGACTGACCTAAAAATATAAAATCAAATTTTAATGTGTCCATATCTTTCTCTAATACTATCTGGCACAATATAATTATTTGTTTCTTTTTTAACTGTTGATCTTATAGTGTGCATATTCTTTCCTAATACTGTATCGTCGTATCCTATATCATTAATATTGATTTGTTTCAAGTCTTGAAACTGGTGAGGATAATATGGTTCATCTAAAAATTTATATAATTCTTGAAATACTTTTTTTGGATTAGCTACCATATCGTCATATTTAATAAAATGACACATGTTAGGATAATTGTATGAATTTTTAATAGATTTAATTTCTTTTACAATAGCACCATTTGTGTCCATTAAAGCTGATAGTTTTTCTTCATCGGTTTTTCCTAATTTATTTACAAAAGAATCTGGGTTTTCTGTATACCATTTCATGTAGCTAGCTAATACATCCATTAGATCCCTCAACAAAACAATACATTTAAATTCATGTTTAAAATGTTTTTGCATTAATTCAAAATTTCCAGGATTACCACTTACTAGTGCAGGTCCACGATCTATAATTATCCGTTGGGGCCAGTCTTTATAATATAGATTAAATACATTATCTAATATGTTATCTAAAGATTTGTGATCAGGAAAGTTTTGAAACGTGTCTGTTGTTTTTATTAGATATAGATTTTTCATTATTTCTAATGTTACAGAATTACCTGTGCAAGCTACACTTGTATTTTGATTTATAATACTTGCAAATAAAGTATTTCCAGATCTAGGTAATGCTATGAGAAAAAATAACTTACGGTTTTGGTTTCCCATGTTGTTCAATCTGTTCTTTCTCTTGATAACTTTGTTCTAGTTCTCCTGACTTTCTAATTCTTTGTAACGATTGTAATTGTCCCATTACATTAAATATCTCTGCCTCTGATGAGTTTTGATTTAATGTTTTAGCTTTTTCATGGTATTGTAAACCATAAGATTCTAACTGGTGAACGTTGACATCTTTATCATTAAATGATCCATCGTTAAATTCTTTTTTTAATTTAGACCACATTTTAATTTCACGCATTCTATGTCTTGCAACTTTTTCCATAGAAGCTTTACCAAATCTACATTCATCTAAATCTATTTGATATTTAGTTCTTTTATATTCATCTTCTTCTTTATCTATTTTCTTTTCTAACCAAGTTATCTTTGCTTCGTTTCTTCTGTAATCAAATGACAAAGCCATAAGGTTATCTAAGTATGATGATTGTTCTCTAACACACTGCCAATACTTTGATGCTTTAGTTGGATATCTATTATCTTGTAGTACAGAAAACCTTGCTTCTGTTTCTGTTCGAAACATTTGTTTCTTGGTCCATGTATCACGAAGCTCGTCTACCATACCTTTAAAGTCAGATAGATCTTCTTGTGTTAATAGATTATTTAAATGTGGTTCTTCACCTTGTATAACTTCTTTGACGTCTTTTTTCATAGCTTTATCCTTTATAGTTTCTTCTTATATATACTAACTAAAATATATTACAAGTCTT